ATGGCCCGCTCCTCTACCACCCAGACGGAAGCAGAGCGGCGCAAGCGTTCGAAGGAGGTCTACGAAGCGCTCGTCCGTGCCGTCGACTACAACTCGGGTCGCAAACAGCCGCCGCTCGCGAAGAAGACGTCGGTCATCGGCACGCTCCACGGCGCCGGCTACGGCCGCTTCGGCCTCGAGGAACTCGACAAGGCGATCACGGCCGCCTGTCGCAACGGCGATCTCTTCCGAGCCGAGGACGGCAACGGCGACGTCCGGCTTGGGATCAACGACCGGTGGAAGCTCCGCGAGAAGATCGAATCGAACCTCTCGTGCGTCGAGGAACCGCGAGACGATGTGATCGGGCTGGCGAACGCACAGGTCGAAAAACTCCGACTTCGAGGTGAGAACGATGACTGACTCCGGTAACTGCAGCAGCGGTACTGAGCAAAGCCATTACTGCGAACTCTGCGAGACCGGGTTCGAAACGGCTCACGAGATCCTTAACCACGACTGCGATGGACGGCCAAAACTGGATGATTCTGACTCTCCCCCTCGAGGGTCAGCGTTCGATTCGTCAAATTCTGGCCGAACACTACAGACGGGCACTGATCAGCCTATCTCACAGTCTGAGAACTCTACGCGAACCGGAGGGGGTGACGACTCGTGACGACCGGCTACGTGGTCGATCTCGACAACGGACACAACGGCTACTGCGTCGAGAGCCTCGTCGGCGTCACCTACTGCGGTGAAACGTTTGACCCGGCGGCCGTCGATCGCGAGCTCTACGCGATCGATCGCGGCGAGGACCACCCGCACAATTACCTCTGCTACGACTGCTCGAAGGCGGACTCGCGGAAGATCCGCGGTGCAGTTCGAGGTGAAACAGCGTGAGCCGCCGAACGAAGTACCGCAAGGAGGTCAGCACGGGCGGGATCCACCCTGGCGAGAACGACCACTACGCGATCGGTGTCCGGCCGCCGATGAACGGCAACGACGTCTACTGTCTCATCCAGTTCGACGGTGGTACGTGGGGCGAAGGCGGCCGATCGGTGGAGTCGCGCGACGAGGCCATCGAGTACATCCACGATCGCTTCGAGGGCCTCGAGCAGAAGGCGACCGACGACAAGCGTCGGGGCAGCATCAACCACTACCCCGAGCCGCCGAAGCCGGCGAACACACGGTACATCGTTCACCCGGACTACGAAGACGAGATCGGGCCTCGAGAGGTCTGGGGCGATGCGACGCTCGCGACGTTCGGCGCCGAGCCGACGTCGAAGTACGCCGACAAGCCCTGGTACCAGACTCGCGACGCCTACCACGAGTGGCTCGAGCCGGTCCGCGAAGCTGACGGCGATCTCGTCTATCGCATCTACGCGAGGGACATCACCGAGATGGCCTACTGGTGGTATGTCGCCGTCGACGGCGAGCTCCACATGGTCCGATACCGGCCGGACTCCGGCCGCCGGAAGATCGTTACGTCGACCTGGACATCGGCGACGCGGCGCGCCGGCGGGATCGGGATCACGAACGCGCCGCCCGCAGACTGCCGGCTGCTTGACGTCGACGAGACGCCGTTCTCCGCTGGCCTCGAGGACGACGCGATCGAGGAGTGGCTCGAGCGTCACGCACCGGACGCACTGTCGAAGTCGGTGGCCAACCAGGTCGATGACGATGCCGAGATGCCTTCCCGCCGAGCTCGAGGTGAGACGGCGTGAGTGTCTTCGAGGACACCGTCGAACTCTGGCAGAACGCTCTCGAGGACGACGACGTCGCGACGGTCGAGGGTCCCGCCTCGATCGAGACCCTCCTGGAGGCCCGCGACCGCTTCGAGCAGCTGGGCAACGAGCCTCGCGACGGCTGCCTCGTCATCTCGATCGACATGGCCCGGGAGATCCCGCGGGGTTGGGTCGAGATTGATGGGCCCGCGGTCCCCGACGGTCACGAGGAGTTCCGCCCGTTCGAACGGATGGTCACGGTCACCGATCGCGTCGGCGGCGAGGTCGCGTTCATCTGCCGCTCGGACGCGGTCCGCCTGGACATGACCGTCCTCGAGGCCGACGGGGTCGTCGCGATCGACTTCGACCGAGGTGACACAACCGATGCCTAAGCAACTCCCCAAGGAGATCGCCGACGAATCGGCCGCGGTCCGACTCGTCTACAAGACGCTCGAGGCCGAAGACGCGCCACTCTCCCAGCGCGATATCGTCGACGCAACGGCACTCACACGGCGGACGATCCGCGAGGCCGTCCCCACACTCGAGGACGCGGGCCTCGTCAGTAGCTACAACCACCCATCGGATCAACGCCGACGGATCTACTACCTTCGCGAGGAGTACGACAACGTCGTGGGGGCCCATCGGGCGTTCACGATATCGGAAAGGTAGCACTATTTGATTCGCTTTTAAGCCCGACAGTCACCATAACTGATAGCAACGGCTGTCTCCTATCGCTCCCCGATCGAGGCAACGACGACATCGGGGGGTGGCCGACAGCCATCGGCTTCTCCTGCACCCATGTCCACCACAGCCCACACCATCGACGAGGTCCAGGGCCGCGACGAACCCGACCGTGTCTTCCGGCGCTACGTCTTCAACAACCCCTCGATCTGTTCGTGTTGCTTTCGACGGCTGAAAGCCAACGAGAGCCACGTTCGGGCGTACTCAGGGATTACTGGACACGACCTCGAGCCGAAGGCCACTCGGGCCGTGTCGGTCCGGGCCCACAAGACCGGTCCGGGCGAGATCGGCCCCGAAGGCCCACTCGAGGGCACTCGGCAGGTCGACAACACGGCGATCGCGAAGTACCCCGTCCGCACGGTCTGCGAGGACTGCGGATCGATCGCCGGCCGAGCTGACTCGGATCCGCTGAGCCGACGAAAAGCGCTCGCTCGTGCTGAAACACTCGCTGATCGACTCGCGGAGGTCGGCGAGCCGGTCCAACTGAACCTCCTGAAGCACCTCGTTGGCTACCTCAAGTCTCAAGAGGATCTCTCGAGCTACGACACGGAGTGTTTCGAGGCCGCGACCACGATCGCTGTTCGCGAGGCCCGCGGTCGACGATGACCGTCCACCCGATCGAACCGGGGCTGCCCGTCGAGGTCCGCTTCGCCGGTCGCCGCCTCGAGGGCGTCGTCGACGAAGTCCGCTGGACGCCGACCTGGAACAACCCGCGCTCGGAGATCGTCGTCGACGCCGACGGCACGACGATCACGACGGGGCGGGCATCGATCCAACCACTCACCAACTGATCCACCCATGGAACCGAAAGATCCCGACGCACCGATCGACCCGTATAGCGAGTACGACCTCTACGACGTCATCAACGGCGACCTCCCCGCCGGCAAGTCGACCGAGTACGAGGGCCCCCACCTCATCTCGAGCGGGCCCAGTGTCACCGTCCAACCGGACGGCCACGCCGGCTCGGTCGATACGATTGATCCCGAGGACTACGACGACGTCCTCGAGCTGGTCGACGAGCTGAACGGCCTGGTCCTCGAGTGGCGCGAGCTATCGATCAACGGTACCGACGAGGATCTCATCGAGTGGGCCGGGCCGTGGGTGACATCGGACGAGTCGAAGGCCGACGATGACCACTGGCTCGTCGTTCCGGAGGATATCCCCGAGGCCGGCGTCTAACGAAGTTCCCCGATGACGTCCGACGTCGCCCCCACCCCGTCGGACCGAGGGCTCCCCACTCGCTCCCGCCCGCTTCGGGACGGAAGCACCCGCGACTACCAGACGTCCACGGGCCGTCCCGACCCGCGCCGGGATCAGGCCGGGAAGGCCTCTCGCTGACACACCCGAGACCCGGCGCTTTTCCATACGCTGACTGACCATGCTCGAGACACAACCAGACGGAGCGACGCTCGCACCACACCACTTCACGTGGGGTGCGCTCCTCACGGCCTGGGCCGCGACGTACGCCTGGGACCGTTTCACCGACCGAGAGCCGCTCATGCTCTCGCTGGGCGTCGTTGCCGGCCTCTTTTCGTTCGTGATGCTCTGGCGGTACTACGCCGTCGCCGGCGCCATCGGTACGCTCGTCGGGACGGTGATCACGACCGCCGGCCTCGTCCGCTTTCGCCGGTACGCCTCGAGGCCGTCCTTCTGGGTGGCCGCGTTCGGCGTCTACGCGATGTGGGACGACTGGGCCTCGCACGCCCTCAGCATCTGGACGCCGCTGGACTGGCTGTTCGAGGCCTACGTTCACGGCATCATTTCCTGATACACATGACACCCGACACCGACTCAGGTAGCAGTACAGGCTACAAGACGACGGCCAAGACCGCTATTGCCGGCGCCATCCTACTCGCGTTCTTCGGGACGTGGCTGGCGATGGAGTGGACTGGCCGACAGCCCGACTCGCTGATCCTACTCGGCGCGGTCGCGATCGCCGTCGGCGCGGGCTACTACCTTTGGGACGACGCGATGGGCGAGGGCGTCCAGGCCGTCGACGATCTGCAATCCGACGGTGACGAGAGCGGAAGTCCAGAGGACTGATAGATGCCATGGCGACGAGACAACACAAATCAACGACCCGCGAATCGATCCGGGAGTGCAACGAAGCCGTTTCGAGGCGATTCCACGTGACGCTCGCCGTTTACAAGACAATCAAGGCGACAACGCAGCTGATCGGCGTCGTCGGTGGCATCCTCGCGATGCAACAGGGCGCCGACCCGATGACATCGCTGACGATCATCGGCGCGATCCTCGTCGGGCCGGAGATCCTCGAGTACACGATCGCGAACGAGCCGCCTCGAGACCACGACCGCAAGGACTGACTCATGACTGAGGACCTCACCGAGATCGACGGCGTCGGGCCAGCGATAGCCGAGGCGCTCGAGGAGGCTGGCTTCAAGACCGTCGACGACGTCCTCGCAGCGAGCGTCGACGAACTCGCCGACGTCCATATGATCGGCGAGAAGTCGGCGAAGGGGATCCACGAGGGCGAGGGCACCCACCGCGGTCGCGATCCGAAGCTCACGAAGCAGCGCCAGGAGGCGATCGCGTCGATGCTCGAGGACGGCCACTCGGTCGCTGCAGCCTGCCGGTGCAACGGCATCGGCCAGACGACGTTCTACGAGTGGCTCGAGAAAGCCGACGACCAGGAGGAAGGCATCTACGCGGATTTCGCGGACAGGGTCGCGAGCGCGCGAGGGGCTGGCGAGGCGAAGCTCGTCGACGATCTCCTCGAGATGGCCCGCGAGAACGGAGACGCCCGGACGATCCTCTCGGTGCTGAAAAACCGCTACCCCGAGTCGTGGGGAGAACACGATGACGACGACGCCGGCTCGGGCAGCGTCGAAGTCTACCTCACATCGGAGAAAGACTGATCCATGAGCCTCGAAACAACCCAGATCCCGTACCAGCGCGACGGCGACGATGTCGTCGGCATCGGAAGCTACCGAGTCCTCGAGACGTTCGATGGCCGTGCCGACGAGGACGTCCGGGAGGACATCCGAGAGAAGACTGAGGTGGCGCTCAAGGACTACCCCGAACTCGCGGGCAAGACGGTCACGATCGGCCGGATCGATCCGGACGAAGATGCGAACGCTCAGGCCTTTTTCTACAACCTGCTGACGGCCTACCACACTGACCGCTTCGCATCACTTCAGACCGTCTACCACGAGCTCGCACACCTCGCCATCTTCGTCCAGCACGAACAGGGTGAGGACGTCCCGCTCTCGAGTGAGGAGTACTGTTCGATCGTCGCCGTCTCCCGGATGCCCGTGCGCTACCTGGAGCACGACAACCGGGAGGACATCTCCTACCTCGGGACGCCGACCGTCCCGAAGGCAGAGTGGCCCGAGATCTGCCAGCGGGCACTCGAGTACCGCGAGGAGAACGGGCGGAACAGCCACTACATCCAGCGCTGCAAGGAGTGGCTCGAGGTGGACGCATGAGCACAACTCGATCCACGACGTCGTACGCCGAGGAGTTCCCCGAGCCGAGCTACACGATCTTCGATCGGCAACGGGACTCTCGAGAGGTCCGGCCGTACGTCCATCCGGACACCGGCCTCGCTCCCCAGGAGGACTTCCTCGCTGGGCCCGAGGGCGACGCCGCGATCTCGTCGGACGCCTCGAACCACGTCATCATCTCGGGACTCGGCGCCGGCAAGACGGCGACACTCATCATGCGCGCCTGGGCGAACGCCGAGCGCTGGAACCGCGGCGAACTGGGCGCGCTCATCGCCCCGGACTGGCCGACCATCAAGAACGCCATCCTCCCGACGATGCGAGAGTTCGGCCTCCTCGAGGTCTGCGACTACGTCGGGCCCGGTGGCGAAGAGCCCGGTGTCCACACACCCAGTGGCTCGCGCATCATCCTGCAGACGGCGTCTAACGAGCGCAAAATCCGCCGTCTCCGTGGCCCGAACCTCGCGTGGGTCGGGATTGACGAGCCGGCGTCAGTCGCCGAGCGTGCCTGGGAAGTCCTCTCCGGCCGTCTCCGGGTCGGCAACTACCGGAACGCGTTCCTGACCGGGACGCCTCGAGGCTTCAACTGGGTCTACGATCGCTTCTACGAGGACGACGCCGAGATCGTCCACGACGACGTCTACGAGGTCCGCGAGTCCGACCGGGTCCGGGGCGTCTTCGGTGTCCCATCGTGGCTCAACCCCCACAATCCGGACGACTACATCGAGCGCCTCGAGGACGAGTACTCCGGGTCGTACTACCAGCAGGAGGTCGAGGGCGCGTTCACCCAGTTCGACGGCCTCGTCTACCCGTGGTTCGACCGCGACGAGCACATCGTCGAGTCGGAGGACCTCCCGGACAGCTGGGACGAGACGATCTACGGCGTCGACTGGGGCTTCTCGAACCACGCGGCGATCATCGCCATCCGGATCCACGGCGACCGCTGGTACGTCGCCGAGGAGCGCAAGTCCCGCCGGATGGGCAACGACGACATCGCCGCCGAACTCGAGCAGATGGAGGACGATCACGGTTCGGGCCCGGTCTACTGTGACAGCGCCGAGCCGAAGTCGATCGAAGCGCTGAACGAGCACGGCTTCGACGCCCGGAAGTCCGACAAGTCGGTCGAGGAGGGGATCAAGGCCGTCGCTGCGAAGCGTGACGAACTCCGCGTCCACGATCTCTGCCAGGAGACGATCAACGAGTTCCACGCCTACCAGTACAAGGACGGCCGGGAGTCGGAGAAGCCGAAGAAGGAGAACGACCACATCATGGACGCCCTCCGCTACGCGGTCTTCACTCACGAACATAGCGACGATAACGACCCAAGCGGGTCGGGGACGTGGTAATCCATGACTGATACTTCTACAGCAGACGAGACGGACGACGCCGCCGGCGGTGGTCGGGAGGCCGAACTGGTCGCACAAGACGATGGGCTCTCCGCCCGGCAGGAGTTTCAGATGCGGTTCGCACTCGCCCAGGCGTTGGGTGAGAACATCCCCGGCGACGAGGACTACTACGAGGTCTTCAGCTGGGACAAGAACCCGACCGTCGAGGACTTCTTCGCCCTCGCGCTGCGGAACCCCTACGCCTATGCCGTCACGTTCCTCCCGCCGTCGACGACCTGGCGCAACCCGCCGCAGATCGACGATAGGGCCGAGCCCCCAGAGGGCGTCGACCAGACGCAGTTCGAGAGCGACGTCCAGGAGCTCGTCGACGATCACCAACTGTGGCACTACGCGAAGCGGGCCGACAAGCTCGCCGGCGTCGGGAAGTTCGGCGTACTCGTCCTCGAGTTCGACGACGTCGACGATCCCGACGGCTTCTCGAGTCCGGTCGAGGCCGGCGCCGAACTCACGGGACTCCGGCCGTTCTCAAGGGCGTCGGTCACAGATGTCGCAGTCGGCGGGCCTGGCTCTGGGCGCTGGGGAGATCCGGTCGAGTACACGCTCGACCTCTCGGACGAGAACGAGTACGAGACCGTGATCCAGCACCACGGCGACGAGACGGTCGACGTCCACTGGCAGCGGGTCATCCACATCCCGTCGGACGAGCTTCTGGACGATGAGCTTCGAGGCATCCCGCGACAGAAGCCGGTCTACAACAACTTGATCGACATCGAGAAGACGCTCGGCGCCGCCGGCCAACTCGTCTACCGAGCCGCTGCGTGGGGTATCCACATCAACATCTCCGAGGACTTCAACCTCGAGGACGACGGTGACCAACTCCGCGAACACCTCCAGCGCTGGCAGCACGGCCTCGAGAACGTCCTTCGGACCCATGGCGCCGACGACGTCAAGAGCCTCGGCGGCGAGGACATCGACCCGCAGCCGGTCATCGACCCGAACATCGAGGCGGTCAGCGCCCAGACAGGGCTCCCGCAGTCCGTCCTGAAGGGCAACGAGAGCGGCGAGCGGGCCACCACGCAGGACCTCAAGGAGTGGTACGGGAAGATCGCCGAACGGCGCAACGAGTTCGTCGAGCCGCAGATCGTCCGTGCAACCATCGACCGGCTGCAGGACATCGGCACGATCGCCGAGCCTCGAGGCGAAGGCTACGAGGTCGACTGGCAGCCCCTGGCCGAGATGTCCGAGTCGGACCAGGCAGAGATCCGCAAGACGCGGGCCGAGGTCCTCGAGACGTGGCTGCAGGTCGCGCCTGGTGTCCTCACCCCCAAGCAGCAACTGGAGTTCATCGAGGACGGCGATCTCCCGTCCGAGCTCGAGGACGCCGACCTCCCGGAACTGGACGAAGCCGATCCGGAGGTCGCGGCACAGTTCGAGTCCGCGTTCGGTCCTGCGGAGGCTGATGACTGAGACATGAGCAGCGCTGCTTCCCCATCCGGCGACCGGCACCACCTCCATGCCCAGCAGCAGGATCCAACCAAGACGAAGACGATCCGACAGACGTACGCCCAGCGCCTTCGCGGGGCGTTCGGTCGGATCAACGCCGCAATCACTGAGTCGGTCATCTCCGACGACATCCTCGGTCTGCGCGGCGACGATAGTCTTGCGGATGACGAAGCCCAAGAGCTTCTGGACACGTTCGCGGACTATCGAGACTACCACGACCACAGTCGGACCGACCAACTCCAAGCGTCACTCACTGCCGCGTTCGAGGCCGAGATCACGGCTGTTGACGAGCCGCCGGATCTCAGCACGGTCCCGCCGGACCAGCGTATCGAGCGCTTCCGGGAGTGGCTCCAGACCGCGCAGGAGAACGAGGCCCTCGAGGTCATCGATCGCGACGAGAACGTCTGGGTCCGCCGGGCGTACGAGCGTGGCCTCGAGGATGCCGACACGAATCTTCGCCAGGCTGGCCTCGACATCGAGCCAACCGATTCCAAGGCGGCCCGGGAGTTGGTCGAGATGCCGGTTCACGAGCGGAAACTGCAGGTCCTGTTCAGCCGGAACTATGCTGAACTCGAGGGGATCACGAACGAGGTTTCCCGACAGATCACTCGCGAGCTCGCCGACGGGATCGCGGCCGGCGAGAACCCGACGAAGATGGCGCGCCGGATCACCGACCGCGTCAACAAGATCGGAAAGACGCGCTCGACGGTCCTCGCTCGAACGGAGACCATCAACGCCCACACGCAGTCGACGATCGAGCGCTACCGGCAGCAGGGCATCAACTCGGTCGGCCTCGAGCCCGAGGTTCAGGTCCAGACCGCCGGCGACCAGCGCGTCTGCGATCAGTGTGCCTCGGTCGCCCAGCGCAGCCCCTGGACGCTCGACGAGTTCGAGGGCTCGGAGAACCAGCCGCCGATCCATCCGCAGTGTCGCTGCGCGGTGATCCCGATCGTGAACGAGGCCGCCGCAGCGGCGCTCGAGGCGCACCCCCACGAGTTCGTCGCGATGTACCGTACTGGTGCGTTCGTCGACGAGTCGCGTGAGCGCTACGAGGCGCTCGCAGCGACGGACGTCGACGGCGCCCAGGAACTGGTCGCTCACTTCTCACCAACCCAGGCAGCAGCTTGATCCCAGGCCCGATGACCCCCGTACGACACCCACCGCGCGAGCGGTGAGGGGCGAGGTCCTGGGCCGATGCAACCATGAAAAACAACGATACGCATGACCTGCGGGTGTCGGCCCGAACGGCTCGGCTAACCGCAGGTCAAGACGACGATGACGAGCCGCCATGGCGCTTCAGCGGCATCGCGGTCGCTGCTGGGGACATCCTCCACATGGACGACGGGACGCGGGTCCTGATGACTGCGGAGGAGCTCCAGAAAGCAGCCGAGTCTCAGGCCGGTGAACCGCTCACGACCGACCATCCCGAAGACGACGACGGCCGTCCGGTATACCCGCCGCCGACCGAGGAAACAGTCGGAAAGGTCCCGAAGGCGGGTTGGATCGAGGAAGCGGATGCAGTCGGCTACGAAGCGACGACCCATGATCGGGATATCGCCGACGGCGTTCGTGGCGGGACGTACGAAGTCTCTGTCCACCCTCGATTCCAGGTCGAACCGTATGATGATCCCGAGGCCGACGTCAAGGCGTCGAACATCAAGTTCCTCGACCTCTCCGTGGTCTCGAAGGGCGACAGTCCATCGAACACCGCGGAGTGGGGCCCGAACGAGGCGCTGGCGTCGTTCACGCATTCCACAGACTTCGGCGACCAGCTGACCGCTGCCTACGATGACGGTGCCGCGGACGACACCGAGAGCCTGGTCGAACGACTGGCTCGGAAGTTCGGGATTATCGGCGATCGCGGTGACCGGCGTGGCTTCATCCACGTCGAGCCGCAGACCAGCGACGGCGAAGCGATCCGCGTCGCCGAAGCCGGCTTCGAAGACGCTCACTGGATGGCGTGCGCTCACCTCGAGGGTACCGAGTACCCGGACATCGGTCCAGGACTTAGCTCTTCGATTGGCGAGGCCGACGCAGTCTCGGCCGGCGAACTCCTCACCGATCAGGCGATCGATCTGGACGAGCCGCTCGAGGAGGATGCCGACGTCTACGTCGCGCTTCACTACGCGAGCGAGGACGGCGAGATGCTGGACCTCATCACGAGCGCTGACGGTGGCTACTTCTACGACTCGGCGTTCGTCGGTGTGGCCCCAGCAGAAGCGGACGTCACGGCCGGCACCGACGGTGGACAGCAGACTGGTACGCAAACGATGGGGGCGGAATCCCCTGTGGACGACTCTCCTACGACAGACATGGACGACAACACCCGAGAGCAGTACATCACGTTCCTGACCGCCAACGCGGACTTCGACAAGGAGTCCCTCGAGGCGATGGACGACAACGTACTCGAACAGACGTACGAACTCGCCGCCGAGAACGCCGCCGGTGACGGTGGCAGCGACGGCGGTAGCAACGACGACCCGGACAACGGCGGCGACGGCAAGACGCTCGGAGAGATGACGCCTGCCGAGGCGAAGGTCGCCCTTGAGGAGCAGGGCTTCGTCACCGAGGACAACGCCGGCGATCTCGTCGCCCAGGCCCAGGAAGAAGCCACGAAGGGGCAGAAGGTCGACGAGATCATCGCCCACTCCAACCAGTACGACGAGGACGACCGCGAGGACCTCATGGCCTCGGCGGACGCGCTCGTCGATCGAGAGCACGATCGCGTCGCCGGCAACGGCGGCATGGGACTGCCCGGAGCGGCTGGCATCACGGCATCCGCTTCGCCGGCGACGGGCGACGCCGAGGACAACAGCGAGGAAGATCCCGACGAGTACGGTACCGGGGTCGCGGAGAACTGAGGTGAGATAGATGACGAAACTCAACACGCAGACGTCGGTTCTCGCACAGACGAACGACGCCGAAGACTACGACGACGACGAGGCCCTTGAGGAACTCGAGCCCGGCCAGGGCGTCGTTCGTGGAGCTGGCGGCTACACGGCTGCCGGCGCCGACTCGAAGACCAAGCGCGTCGTTCGCGAACAGCGCAACCCTGGCAGCCGCGGGGTCGGAACGAACCAGAGCCCGCTGGAGATCACCTACCCGGCGGGATCGAACGTCGAGACGATCGGCTTCCAGAGCCACGACGAGGCCCGGGCCCTCGTCGCCTACGCCGACGTCGACGGCGACGGCACCGACGACACCTACACCGAGGGCGCCGAACTCGGCTGGAACGCCAACGGCTACCTCGAGGTCATCAGTGGCGGCTCGCCGACCGAGGCGGTCGCGACGATCGCGGACGAGGACGGCGTGACGATGAGCAGCGGCGACGACCCGACCCACGTTCTCGTGGAGTTCTACTGAGGTGAGAACTCATGGCAACTACTGATAGCGTTACGCAGCACGACCCGCAGATGGCCGAAGAGTTCGAGGGGGCGTCGCGCCTCCACGAAACAGCGCTGTTCAACCCGGTCAGAAAACAGCGTGAACAGGCGTGGAAGCAGATTCGCGCCCAGTCCCCGCTCGGTCCCGACATGTGGGATGAGCTCGATCAGGCGATCGGGATCAAGCAGCCGTCGGCGGAACTGACTGCCGACTCCGCGATGCAAGTCGACTCCTGGCAGGAGTACGCGGAGACCATCCTCGACGACCAGTTCGTCCAGTCGACGGTCATCGACCAGCTGATCGGTGCCGGCTTCGGCGTCAGCGCGAGCCTCTTCCGCTACGCGTACTTCGACCGCCTCCGCGCCACCCGCCTCGAGGCCAACCGGAGCATGAACGCGCGGGCCCGAAGCGTCCAGGAGATGCCCGCGAACGCACTCCACGGCGTCCCGCTCTGGATCCACCACGTCGACTACGAGTTCGACAGCCGCGAGGTCCAGAACGCGATGCAGTTCGGCGACGATCTCGACACCAGCGTCGGCCAGGAGGCTCGCCGAGCGCTCAACCGCTCGGAGCACGGCCTCCTCTGGAACGGCGAAGGTCGCGAGATTCCGACCGACCGCGGCACCCTCGCGGCAACGGGCCTCGACTCCGACGCCGATCTCATCCTGCAGGCCAGCGGCTCGAACGGCTGGGTCAACAGCCCGGAAGAGATCCTCGCCGACTTCAAGGAACTCCACGACACCGTCGAGGATCAGACCGATGTTCAGGATCAGGACGACGTCCCGCTGGTCTCCGAGGTCGGCGGCTGGATCTTCGTCCCCCGCGCCCTGTGGGGCGAGGTCGACCGCGAGGACTACGAGACCTCCGCGACCGACGAGCCGATCATGGAGCGCCTCGAGCGGAAGTACCCGTACCTCAACATCGTCCCGGCGCCGCGCCTGGACGCCGACAGCGCGATCCTGCTGCTGAACGATCCGCGGTACTTCCAGATGGTCGTCGCCCAGGGCGTCACGAACACGAACTGGGAGGTCGACGGTGGATTTGGGTTGCGTAACAAAACTCTGTCAAGTAGGACCCCCTTCGTTCGCCGTTCTCCTGACGGAGTCCGGGGTATTGCCCGAATCACGGGAATCAACGCGTAAACAACACCTGTTGGGAGATCGGTGGTAATTATATGACAGTAGCACGAATGACGTGTATGAAGTACCCGTGGCGAGACGCCGATACGCTCTGCAAACTCTACCACGATGAAGGACTCTCCCAACGTGAGATCGCTAACCGGTTGGACACTGACCCGTCGGTTATCAACGACTGGATGCAACGGCACGGGATCAAATCCCGTGACCGCACTGAAGCAACCCAGAACGCGGTCGAATCAGATGCCCCGTGGACAGACGAAGATACCCTCCGCAAACTCTACGTGGAGGAGCGGTTGAGTCAGCCGGAGATCGCCGAACGGCTCGGATGCAGTGATAGTACTGTGTCGAACTGGATTCGCCGTCATGGTATCAAGCGTCCGTGGCAAGACGAAGACCGGATGAGGGAGTTGTATGCTGAGGAGCAACTGTCGCAGGCTGAAATCGCTGACCGCCTGGACTGTGGTGTCTCCACCATCGAGACGTGGATGAACCGCCACGGCATTACAGGGCGGGAGAACGGCGAATCTGTCCAACTATCGCTGCTACCTGGACCGGCGTACGAGGTCCTAACCGATGAGGACGAACTCCGACACCTCTACGAAAAGGAGGGGCTCGACACCTACCAAATCGCCGATCTACTCAACGTCGGTTCGTCGACGGTGTCGGACTACACTCGTCGCTACGGGATCACTAACGGCCAACTAAGCGGCGAGGACCATCCGATGTGGGAGGGTGGCCAGGTCCATTACTACGGGCCGAACTGGCCCGAGCAACGGGAAAAGCGCCTCGAGCGTGACGATCACCAGTGTGTGGTCTGTGGCGTCTCGGAATCGGAGTACCGTGACCGGACGGGGCGCGATCTCGACGTCCACCACATCCGACCTCGTCGAGAGTTCGTCGACGATGATGGTCTCGATCATGAAGCGGCGAACAGGCTCGACAATCTCATCACGCTCTGCCGCTCCTGCCACGCGAAGTGGGAGGGGATACCGCTGAAACCAGAATCATGACTACACACACACACAACACACGGAGGAATAGACCATGACAAGAACAACCATCTACAAAGGCCAGCCGTGGGATGACGAGCATGAAGTCCTCGCCGACCTCTTCCACAACCACGGCGACGGTACGCGGGCTGTAACCGTCGAAACGACAGACGGTGAAGAGTTCCACATCCCCGAGGACGAAGCTGTCGACATCTACATCGACGGTGAGGAGGTCGAGGACTAATGCCAGAAACTACAGTCACTGTCCGGGTCGCCGGCGCACAGTTCCGGTTCGACCGTGAGCAGTACACTCGTGGCGACGAGCTTGAGGTCCCCGAACGGATCGTCGGTCGCCACCCGCGCACGCTCGAGATCGTTGATGACGTCAACGGCGACGAGGAGGCCGCCGATGCCGGGGACGGCACCGACGAGCTGACCGTCGACGATCTCGATCCTCACCCGAAGGATCTCGACGTCCCAGGGCTGGAAGATCGCATTGCGGATGTCGACGATGTCAGCCTCCTCGAGACGATCAAGGAGGCCGAGAAGCAGAACGACGATCGTACGACCGCGAAGAACGCGATCGACTCGCGACTGAACGAACTCGAGGGGTAACGGATGGCCACCGCAACGCCGACGGACGTCCGCCTCGAGATCGACACGAACCTGGGCGACGAGAAGATCCAGAAGGTCATCGAGCGCAAGGCTCGCGATATAGATCGCGATGACAACGTCGGCGGCCTCGATGAGCCAGACCGGTGCGACCTCGAGGCCGTGCTGGCAGCGCTGCACATCGCGACGAAACTCGACCGGGCGGCCAGCAGCCAACAGGTCGGGAACGCACAGAAGTCCTACGAAGAATCGTCCGTCGACGAACTCCGAGCTGACGCTCGCCGGCTCGGGGCGACGGACGAACTGCTGGGAATCGGTGCGATGAACAAGACCGCGTCGATCGGCGTCCCCGACACGAGGGGCTGACTTGACCCATGCTTTCTGGCTTCGAAAACGACGAGGCGGTGTTCTTCGTCGAGCGCCAGGTCGGATCCGAAGAGGGTCCGTACGGCGAGACCGAGCCGGTCTACGAGTGGGTACCGCTGTCGCTTGAGGACGACCAGTGGGACTACGTCGACGGCGAGGTCGTCTACGACGAGGCCGATGTCGAGGCCGCCGAGATACGGTCCGAGCAGCGCAGCGCCGAGTACATCCGCGAGGTCTACTCGGAATGGCCGCAGGAGGTCTACCGGCTGTACGTCGATCCAGTGGACGTCGGCTCGATCACGGGGGGTAACTACGAACTCGAGATCGAGGCTGACGACCGCGTCGACCTCGCGAGCGCCGACGGTCGGTTCGCGGCCCAGCCGCCGAACGTCCAGCGGCTCGACTCGGCCGTTCCAGAGCACGTCGAACTCGAAGTAACGAGAGTGGAGGTCTGACGATGGACGTCAACCTCGACTTCGAGAGCGGCTTCGCCCCTGAGGGCGCCCAGGAGGCCTTCGAGAGCATGGTCGAGAGCGCTGACGACCAGCTCATGGAGCGGATGGAAGAGGCCGAGCAGAACATCCAGAAAGAGGCCCAGCAGCGCTCCCCCGTCGACACCGGGAACCTCCGGGCCTCGTGGACGGGGCTGACCGAGGCCCGACGCGGGACGATCATGACCGAGGTCGGCAACACCACCGACTACGCCGAATACGTCGAGCGAGGGACCAGCAAGATGGCCGCGCAACCGATGCTCCGGCCGGCGCTGGACCGCGAGCAGATGGCGCTGATCCGCGACATCGAGCAGCTCGTCTTCCGCGTCGCTGCGAAGGAGGGCAACGCATGACCGACGTCTCCGACCTCACCGTCACGCTCGAGATCAAACGGGTCTGGACGTGGCCGTCACTCGGCCGCGCGCTCGTCGTCGGCGCGATCAACGGCGAAGAGCGGATCATGGAGTTCGATCTATGACATATGGACTTCATGACGCCCTTAGAGATACGGTCGTCGACCTGCGGAACTACGACGATCTCGTCGCGCTCCTCGAGGACACCAGCGCGATCGACGAGGGCTGGCCGAAGGATCCCCAGGAGTACCCGGTCGTCGTCCGCGTCCAGCCGGTCACGGAGACCTCGAACTCCCAGCGTGAGTTCTCGACGATCGAGCGGCAGTTCCGGCTGCAGGTCTCGGTCGTCGCGAAGGACTCCTGGCGCTCCGAGCAGGACGCCCCGACCTTCCGGATGGCCGAGATCATGGCGGCGGTCGCCGACCGACTCGACGTCGCCGTCGACGCGCCGGAACTGCTGCCCAGTGGTACCGACTCGAGCAGCTGGACCGAGGTCACCGGCGACCGCCTCGCGCTCATCCAGGACTGGCTGACGACGACCTACACGCGATAGACCATGCCATCAGGAGAGATCTCCCGCGGTCCAACCGCGCACGTCGACGCACAGCTCACCAACGCCCAGCCCGACGCGGCGTTCGGTCGAGACGACACTGGCCGAGTGACCGGCCGACTGGCCATCTACGGCCCCGGAGAACCATAACATGACCATCAAATCAGCTTACGCCGGCGAAGACGTCCCGCTCGAGGTCTCGTACACAGACTCGAACGGGGCGATCGACCCGGACGACCAGGGTAGTGACGGCACTCCCGACGCCGAGATCACGATCACCGACAACAGCGACGGGACCGAAGTGGTCTCGGCGCAGTCGATGACGAACACGGCGACCGGCGAGTTCGAGTTCGTCTGGGACACCAGCGCTGCGAACGGTCCCGGAACGTACCGCGTCGAGATCACCGCCGAGTTCGGCGGAGAAACGAAGATCAACCGATCGCAGATCCAACTCAAGGAGTAACCTATGGCACAAGAAATTACAAGTCAATTAGAGGTTGAGGGCAGCGTTGTCGCCGTCCTCCACGTCGACGAAAGTGGCACCGATCCCGTTCGAACTGTTCTCGGGAACTGTACGAAGGACGATTTGTCCATCAGTACTGACGAATCCAGCGAAGACTTCAACCCCGGCTCGCAACGCCGGACGAAGCGCTACCGGACGAACAACACGATCGACGTCGAGGTCGCCTCGGCGATCGCGCCGGATCTGGCCGCCCTCGAGAAGGTCGGCATCGTCGACAGCGACGGCAAGATCACGTTCGACAGCGCCGACCGGAAGACACTGGCGTCGGACGACGAGTACATCGAAATCGCGTACTTCGATCACGAACCCGACTATTCGTCGGTCGACATCGAAGCCGACTCCGAACTCCTCCACCGCTTCGAGGACTGCGAGTTGACGAGCCCTGAAGTCGATCCAAGCGCGACGCCCCCGACTGCGTCGTGGACATGGTGGGTGGAAGGAGGATTTTACCTGGACTTCTCGAGCGCCTGATCTGAGGTGACACGATGAGTAGCACTATCTCGAACGCAGACGCAGCGAATCAAGCACTCGAGGCACAGCGCGAGAAAGAACGCGAACAGCAGCGCGAGACGGCCGAACTGTACGGCAAGGCTCAGGACCTCTTCGACGCCCGTTCGCGAGACACGTTCACCGTCGAACGCCATGGCGTGGAGATCGAGTTTCTCTACCCCGATCCCGAAACACAGCAGGAGTTCGAGGACCGTCAGCAGGCTGTCCTCGAGAAGGCACAGGACGATGCTGATCTCTTCGACCTCCTCGAGGAGGCAGAGGTCGGCATCGAGCAGATGGAAGAGACCCTCTCCGAACACGCCGTCGACCCGTCGTTCAACGACCCGTCGGTCTGGCGTGAAACGATCGGGTTCACAGAGGATGAGATCTCAACCCTCTACCAAGATTTTTTGGCGCTTGGCGAAGGCGAGGAAGAAAGCAGGAGGCTCGAGATGTTGCAGAGTCTTCTATCGGACGGTTCCTCGAGTGGCTGAACCACGAGCAGCGCTACCGCCCTGAGGAGTTCTTCGCGATGGACGAGTCGGAGAAGACGTTCTGGATGACGCGGTATAAAGAGTACCAGGAGGAGCGCCGGAAGCTCGGAGACCAATTTCTCCCATAAAATAAGGCTTCACCTGGACTGCGGCCTACTCTTCCATCCAGTCGGGCCGAACCTCTTCGTCACTTTCGTCAAGAATCACGGGGTCGACTTGGACGAAGTTGTTGACGACATCCCACCACGCGAGGTCGCCGTCGCCCTCTCTCGTCTGCCGCTTGAACTCGGCGCGCAACAACATCCGGCGCGCGGCTTCGTCGGAGACGCCGACCGGGGCCTCGGCCTGCGTTTCGAACTCACTATGGAGATCGCTCAACAACCGCCACGCGCCGTTCTTCAGGAGGTCTTCGACCGTCTCGTAGCCAGTGTCATCGCGTTCGACCTCGAGCCGCAGCAGGTCGTAGAACGGGCGCTCGAGCGGCACGTCGACCACAACGTCGGGTGCATCGTCGGACATCTACGCCACCTCCACGGCATCGCTGCCCACCTCAAGCGCGACATCTTCAACCGGCTCGCGGCCGACTTCGCGCCACTTCGCCCCCGTCCATTCGCGCTCGATTCGCAGGTAGCCGCCGCAGGTGGGCTCGAACGTGATCTTCCGGGCAGTGCCATCGACACCGCGCCAGCGGACATCGAACGCCTGTCGAGTCATGCGTTCGAACACCCGTTGGCGTGCGTCAACTGGTCGGCACCGCCGAGTTTCTCGAGCAGTTCGCGGCCACAGCCTTCACAGCGCACGTACGGTTCGCCGCCCTGCTCGAGCGGTTCGACGTGGTGCGTGAACGATTCATCCGTCGTGCCGGTGGATTCAAGACCGGCGGAAGCGTTTGTCGACATGGGTTTCGAGACCTTCTGTGAACCCGGCCCGCGTGTTGGCGCACGCGGGCGAATCGCAACGCCCCGAGAGGCCGGTGTTCACACTAACCACTACGCACCAATGCATAGTAAAGGTATGGGTCCCGGACAACTACGCATTAGTGCGTACCTTTACTATGCAGGAGTGCGTAGGAATATACGTAATGAGTCCGAACGCAACGGCCGCTATGGGACGCTACCGCGCGGTCATGACGGAAACGGATCGGGAGTACATCTCCGGCGAAGGCGATGCGACCGACCACCAAGTCCAACAGTCGGTGACTCGAGTCCGCAGTCGGATCAACGACGAACTGCCGAGGGACATCGAAATCCTCCGGGAACACCGGCCCGATCTGCTCGAGGAACTGCAGGAAGTCGTCTGCGAGGAATAGGTATGGGGGGCAAGGAGCAACTAAACGCAGCCCCATCAACTGCGTTGTCGATCAACTCAGCTACGGCCGTCAGTGGGTCTGCGTTCGGGGCGAAGAAAATGTCGAAGTTGTACGAAGCGTCCGCCGCCGACTCTTTATCGGGCTACTCGCCCTTTGTCGAGTCGTCGGGTTCGGCTTCGGCCGTGGCGTCGAACGAGAACAACCCAAGCACCCTAATGCTTAAGTCGAGTCGTGACCAACGCCTCGGTGTAGCTCGCAGGAGGACTATCGCTCCTGCGAAGAGGCCGCAGACGAGAGCTAACAAGCTTGCAATCATGCAGATCGCCCGACGCCCTAACGTCGGGCGAGGTGACCTTCTCACTCCTGCCTCAAAAACTCGAGTGGTGACGCCGCTCGAGGAACTGCAAGACGTCGTCTGCGAGGAGGAATGACGATGGCCCAACCAGATGCCGAAGGGCTGATCACTTGCACTGGCTGTGGGCGTTCCCTCCCCGGAGACATGGAACATTTCCACAAACACCGAGGTGCTTTCAAACCGAGGTGCAAAGAGTGTCGTGGTGGAGAGTTTGGCAACTCAGGGGACATCCATCAGTGCCCGACATGCGGCGAGGAGTTTGGGAGTCGTCAAGGACTCGGGCAACACCACGCCGCGCAGCATGGCCAATCTATCCGAGAGCGCGAGGCAGAGCAGGGGCGGCATAAGTGCCCAAGAGAGTCGTGTAATCGTGGTTTCGAAGATGGAGAAAGCTTGGAAAACCATATCAAATACCACCACGGTGATGGTGTTGAGTTGGAGTGTGGGCGATGTGGCAACTCTTTCACTGTGCCTAAATCTCATGCAGATCGGCGTAGATTCTGCAGCACCGAATGTATGGGAGAATGGGTGAGTGAGACGATGAGTGGCGAAGACCACTACAACTACAAGGGAAAGATCGAGAAGGTTTGCGAGAATTGTGGCGAAGTCTATGGGGCGTACCCATACCGCGCCGACCGCCGTATGTTTTGCAGTCCGAGTTGTCGCCACGAGTCGTTCTACATGTTGCTCGGTGGGGAGAAAAACCCACATTGGAAGGGGGCTACGAATCATATTATGGCCCAAACTGGGAAGCCCAACGAAAAAAGGCACGGAGGAGAGACAACTTCCAATGTGAATCTTGCGGAGTCTCTGAGGACGAAATGGATCGTGAGTTAGATGTTCACCACATCGCGCCATTCCGCACGTTCGTTGTTGGCGATGAGGCAGACTACGAGGAAGCGAACCGCCTCAAGAATCTGGTGTCTCTTTGTTCTTCTTGTCACCAGCAATGGGAACAGATGTCCCCTCTCCGACCCGATACGGGCAACGCCGCTGCCGACTGACTTGCTGCCGATGACCCGAGAGGCGAGGCAAACAGTCACGAACACTTAACTAAATCCGTTGAGCGCTCTTGGGTATGGGTAGCGAAACTGTGTCAGTTGAACGGGGGCCGTGCGAAGAATGCGCCGAGCCGATTAGCGTTGAAGCGAGCAAGTGCCCTCACTGCGATTACAACCCATCCCAACAAGCATACGCTGGCCCTCTCCTGCTAATCATGCTCGGTGGTGTGCTGACGATTTTCGTCGTCACCGCGATCGCCGGAATTCCGATGACTTTGCTCGGTGTCGGTTGGCTGGTGTGGGTGTGGTATTCGCCCACCCCTTCGCCCGTTGAGGAATCCGAATAGACATTCGAATAACGCAGTTCGTTTTCGCGGTCCATCCAATGCCAACAATATCAACACTAACAGCGGTACTTGAACTTGACAAAGGGCGCTTCGAATCGGAAATTGACTCTGCCAAGAGGGATCTCGATTCATTCACCGAACGGGCAGCAAGCACTGGCAAATCACTCCAGCGGGCCGGGGGAGTGATGACTGCCGGGATCACTGCCCCCTCACAGCGATGGGGGCGCTGGCAGTGGACACGTCGAAAACCTTCGAGCAGAGCATGGCAAATTCGCTAGCCGTCATGGGAGATGTGTCTGAGTCGATGGAGGAAGACCTCGAGGGGGCGGCACGGCGCGTAGCTCGAGAAACCACCGTCTCAGCGTCTGAGGCGGCGGATGCGTATTATTATTTGAGTAGTGCGGGCTTATCTGCCGCTCAGGCGATGGAGGCGATGCCGACAGTCACCCAATTCTCAGAAGCGGCAGGGGGTGCACTCAACATGGCCGAGGCGACTGATATCGCGACGAACGTGATGTCGGCCTACGGGTACGAGGCGAACGAAATGGGTGAGGTGACTGATACCCTCACTGCCGTCACGCAAAACCATAACCAAACTGTCAACGATATGGCGTCGGCCATGTCCCAAGTCGCCCCGGTTGCGTCGTCCCTCGGCGTCCCCTTAGAGGAAGCCAGCACTGCTATCGGAATGTTAGGAGACCAAGGCATCAGTGCGGAAAAGTCAGGGACGGCTCTCCGGAATATCCTGTCGCAACTCTCAGACAGTTCAAGCACAGCAGCCAAGCAGTTGCAGGAGGCCGGTGTACAAACCCAAGACGCGGAAGGGAATATGCTGCCGTTGGCTGAGGTCCTTGAACAAATCGAAGAATCGAGTCTCGAGGCCAGTGACGCCTCGCAAATCTTTGGTCGGGAAGCGGGGCCAGCGGCAGCCGCGTTGATCCAACAGGGGAGTGACGCACTCGAAGAAAATGCAGATCGCGTTCGCGAATCTGAGGATGCGACTAGCGATATGGCCGAAGAGATGCGCAGCACGACGCAAGGGGAGATACAGCAAATGCGGTCGAACCTCGAAGATGTGGGGCTGACGATTGGGTCTGTGTTACTCCCCATGCTCAGTACAGCCACGAGCTACGTCTCGGGGGCGGCCGAATGGTTCCAGAATTTGAATGAAGGGCAACAAAAGGCGATCGTCGTCGTCGGTGGATTGGCGGCGGCACTCGGCCCGTTGTTGATTGGGGTGGGGACGCTGTTGACTATGCTCCCCACGATGGCAACAGGCGCGGCTATGGCGTCCGGGGCTCTATCCGGTGCGTTGCTCCCTTCCTCGGTAGCCGCGTCTGGCGGACTCTCAGGAATGGCTGCCAGTGCCCTCGCCGCACAAGTAAGCATCATGGGTTTGACAGCCCCTGTCTGGGCAGTTATCAGCGCGATCGGCCTACTCCTCAGCGCTACTGCGATTTTTGCGGCAGCGTACTCCAAAAATTGGAAGGGAATCCGCGACTACACCGAGTGGGCGATCGACCCGATCACCGACGGTATCGACTGGTTTGTCGAGAAGCTATTCGGGATCAGTTCCGCCTCGGAAAAGGTCGCAGGCGCGTTCGGTGATTTCATAGATTGGGTGGTTGAAAAGATAAATAGCATACCCAAAATCAACCTCGATAGCGGCGACCTCGGCGATTTCGACACGTCGTCTGCGAAGCCTGGCGATAAGAGTGCCAGCGATGTCATGGGCGCTGAGGAAAACCCCTACGAGGACATCGATTACGGAGAACAGGGCCAACAGGCAGGCCAGGACTTCGGGACGGGCTTCCAGAACGGCCTCGAGCTAAGCGATGTCACCAGCCATCTGGACGACGAAATTGCCAGCGTCGAGGAGGAGCTCTCGGATCTCCATGAAGGCGGAGTTGCCCTCGAGGATCAAGAAGAGGCAGCGGAGTTGCAGCGCCGCCTTCGTGAGCTCAAAGAGCAACGCGAAGAGGTCAGAGAAGCCGACGATATCACCGACGTCGACTCCGACATCGCCGCCGAGGCCGTGCGATCTGACCTCCAGGCCGAAGAGGAGCGGGCCGCTTACCTCGATGAGGTTTACAGCCAAATCGACGGGAAAGAGGCCCCTGAGGCGGCGTCCGGGCCCTCGATGTCGTCCGAAGACGTCGACGAGCAGTCGGTCGAAGCGATGCTCGCCGAGTCCGAGGGCAGCAGCCAGAATACCGACCTCGCGACGAAACTCGATAAGATTATCGAGAAACACGACCAACTCCGAGAGACGGTCAAAACCCTCCAGCTTATCGTCGAGATGGACCTCAACAGTCGCGAATTCAACAAGATCATCGACAACCGAGCGGAGGCGAAGGCGAAGGAAGTCATCAACAACACTGGTCCATAGCGATGCAACTGTACACACTCGAGTTCAACGAGGACGAAGTCGGACAGATCAGCGTCGGGGCCAGCCCCGACACTACCGAACAGACGCCGCTCGACGATCGCGGCTCAGCGGAGATGCTCGCGGGGCCGACCCCGGAGATCTCGTTCGACGTCGTCGTCGACGGCCCGGACGGCCGGCGCCGTGCATCGGAACTCGAGCATCTGCTCTCGCAGCCGACGGTCGCGCCAGTCGCGGTCTCGATCCCGAATCAGCCCGACCTCGAGGGCTACTACGTGGGCTCGAGCGTCGATCGCGACGTCGTCCTCTCGCAGGACGGGGGCGACGATCATCACGTAGTGCCGCTGACGCTGTCCCGTTCCGGGACCCAGCAGTCGCATGACCGCGTCCTCGAGACGGACCCGACCGAGGACATCGACCATGAGTACGGCAACGACACGACGCTCCTGGTCGGCCTCCCGGCGGCCGCGGATCGGGTCCAGTGGTTCGACCTCGAGGACAAAACGCGCCAACTCGCGTCGCCGATCGAGACCCGCAGCGCCGAGGGCGGCGACATCGAGATCTACGATCTCGCTGACGGCGAGGCCGCGGTCGGGACTGGGTCGCCGGCGATCGTCTACGACCTCGACCTCGAGGCCGACGGTGACGTTGACGTCGGCGTTTTCGATACGCAGGGGTCGGAGGACAGGGCCGACTGGGCCCGGATCGTCTCGCCCAAGGCCAGCGTCGACGACCCGGTCGTCCTGGATAACGGCCTCGCCCGCCTGCGCCTCGACGAGCCCGCCGGAACCCTCGAGGCCCAGCAGTGGGATGCGACCAACGAGACCTGGACGACGGTCGGCCTCGAGGGCTCGCAACCGTCGACGGTCACGCTGTTCGATGTCGATCTCGTCGACGTCGCGATGGCTCGTGATCAGGCCCAGCTGACCTTCGATGTCGATGGCTCGCTCTTTTCGCTGAACGCGATCGTCAACCGCGGTGCCGAGGACGTCCTGTTTTCGATCCCGACCAACGAGTCGGGGCCGATCCCGACCGACCTCGAGGACTGGCTCGCGCCGATCGCGAGCTCGAGCGTGGTCGATCCGAACGCGTCGAAAGCACTGGTCGCCCGAAACGAGGTGCGCAAATAGATGGTCCAAACGATCAGCGGCACGGTCACGCAGGATGGATCGGCAGCCGAACACGCAGTCGTCGCGATCTACGACCTCACCGACGGGACGATCGCCGGGACGGCACGGACCGACTCGAGCGGCAACTACTCGATCGACGTGTCCCCGGACAGCCACAACTACGCGCCGTTTGCATGGCTCTACGAACCCGGGACGGGCCGGTGGTACGTCGAGGCGCTGGTCGCGAACGTGACCGACGCAGCGGCGAACCCCTACGGGATGATCGATAACTTCGAACGAGGGAATCTCAATCCGTATTCGGGGTCGCCGGGTTCGTGGCAGCTTGTCTCTGGATCAGATGCGATCACGGGCAACTACTCGCTCTACGGGACCGATGGTGATGGACAGATTTTCAGCTACCCCGGAGATGGATTGGGGTTCTATCCGTCGAAAGGGGATGTCTTTTCACTAATCGGAGAAATAACTGGGAACTTATTCATACTATATAATGTAGAGGACAGCGACAATTGCTATTTCGCCCGCCCATCCCCATATCAGGATGACCTTATATTGGGGTACTACAGCGGTGGTAATTATAACACCTATAAAACAAAAGATGTCACTTTGTCCGATTTGGCCACGCTCGAGTACGAGGTAGAGTGGCATGATGGTAACGGGTCACAATCGGATGATACGACTGTACTGAACATCTACTCGCTCGATAGTAATCTCGAGCGGAACGGACAGGTAACCTCCATCACAGGAACCTCATCTGTTTTCATCGGGGGTGATGGGGTTGGGCTTGACATCGGCGGATATCAGAAAGATGGAACGATCGACACCTTCCGGAAACTTGGTACAGTGGAGGAACTCGGGCGATGAGTACTGCAGACTTCGGCCTCGAGCAAACAGAGGATCAGGCCCAGTCGTCGGTCGGCCTCGAGCTATTCATCAACGAAGAGCCGCCTGCTCCGACGAACCTCTCGGTCACCGCGACGGATGCCAACAGCGTCAGTCTCGACTGGGACGGCGACGGACTGGCTGACGAGTACGAGATCTATCGAGCGACCTCGAGCGGAAGCAGCACCGGTGATTACACACTGGCTGCGACCGTCTCGAGTACGCCCCACACGGACGGCAGCCTCACCAACGGCCGCCAGTATCACTACCGCGTTCGGGCGGTCAATCAGGCAGGAGTCTCCGACCTCTCTGGCGAGGCGACCGGGACGACCGATCTCCCAGCGCCGTCGTTCAGCATCGACGCCAGCGTACAGCGGCAGATCACGATCGACTGGACTTTCAACGACGACAACCCGGACGGCGACCTCACCGTCACTGAGTCGAGCAGCGGGACGATCACGACGACCACGAGCCGCGACGGGGCTTACACTCACGGCTCGCTTCTCGACGGCGAGCAGTACAGCTACTCGATCGAGCGCGATACCGGCGATGCGACGGCGTCGGCGGGCCCGAAAAGTGCGGTCACGATCCTCCCGGCGGTCGAGAACTTAACCGTCGACACGATCGACGGACGCTACGTCACGCTATCGTGGACCGAGTCAAGTAACAACTCGAGCGGGTATCGTCTCCTCCTGCAGAAGCCGTCTGACGGGTCATACAGTCAAGATGGGGGCGACTACGCCCCGGTCGCTGAGGGCGAGACAAAGACCGCCACGACGACCGAACTCCTCGACGGCCAACAGTACGATGCGATCGTGGAAATCTACACCGATCACGCCACCGCGAGGACAGGGACGACCACGTTCACCACTGACCTACCGGGTGCTGACACGCTCGATCTCGACGGCAGTGAGCCCGATCAGATCACCGCCCAGTGGACGCAAGTACTGAACAACGGCGAGTACCGCATCGAGGTCCGCGAGAGCGACGCCAACGAAAACTGGGGTGACTCGGGGCAGCAACCGTCGCCTACGACAGCACGCTCGAGCATACGTTCACCGGCATCCTCGACGGCGAGAAGTTCGATGTACGGATTCGAACGCAGACCCAGTACGTCGACGGGTCGTGGCTCGAGGGCGAGGAGATCACGAACCTCCCCGCGCCGAGCGGGATCGGGTTCGTGAACGTCGGGACGACTTCGCTGGAGGTCCAGTGGACCGACAACGCGACGTTCGAGGGCAGCTATCAGGTCTTCCGCAAGCGCGTCGACTACGACGGCAACGTGACCGACGACCGAAACCTCCGGGCAACCGAAGCTCAGTCTGCCGAGTCCCATGCCGATTCGGAGGTTCAACCGGGCCGAGAGTACGAATACGTCGTTCGCGCTCGAACGTCGTGGGTCCACGCCGACACCAGTATTGGGACGGTCTCGACCGACTCGATCAGCCTCTCCGATCGGGCCGTCTCCCCGCGGGGCTGGCACCTCGAGGTCGACCATCCGTCTGGGACGACCCTGACCCCGGATCCGCTCGACGGCGCCACGCGTCGACCGACGATCAACGGCTTCCCCCGCGTCGAGATCCCGGTGCCCTACCGCGATCGCTGGCACTCGGCCGATCGGGATGACGCCCCGCTGCGAGTCTGGCACAGCGGCTCGAGAGAGCCGATCGAGACCCTCGAGCATCGCCGCCTCGAGGAGGGTGCAGGCTCGAAGCGGACCGTCCTCGAGGGGCGGGGCGGGACGCAGCTCGACCGGCGGGTGATCGAGGACGTCGACATCGAGCCGACCCACGAGTTTGCCAAGCGTCTCATCGAGGAATACACGGACTACACTGCGACCGTCGACGACCCCCAGACCAACCAAGAGGAGCGGGCGCTTGACCGCGCCGAGTCTGCGTTCGAGTACGGGCAGACACTACAGGCCATCTCGGATACAACCCCGCTGAAGATCACAGACGATGGGTTCTTTGAGTGTAAACAGACGTGTTGGTCGTTCGACGCCGTCGGAAATACGACTGCTACGGTCCAGAGCGACAGTTTCACTGGGGGTGAGGCGGCGCAGATCACTGACTTCCAAGATTCGTTCAGCGTCACGTTCGAGACCGACTACCGCATCGAGGAGCCGGAGTTCTTCCACCGGGGCATCCGGGAGGCATATATGCGGATGGACATTTACGTCGACGGCGTCCTCGCCACGTCGAACCTCCAGACGGCAGAACCCGGGTACGCGCCGATCTCGTTTGCCGGGCCACTCGAGCCCGGGTCCCACACGATCGAGTTCGATGTTCAGCCGGATGGGACCTCTGACTCTGGGGATTTCCGGCTCGATCGCTTCGGTGTTCGCGATGCACAGTTCTCGTACGACGACAGTGGCACGCTCAACGAGCCGGGCGGGCACACGGACGGGCCGTCACCGTATCCGGATCTGACGCGCATCGAGACGGTCGAGTACACGACGCCGCTGGCGATGACCGAGGTCTCGGTCGACGCGCAGCCGACCGCCGGCAGCGTCGCCGAACTCGGGATCCGCCAGGACGGCACCGGTGACTACGTCACTGCCAGCCAGACGACGAGCCACACCATCCAGTACAATGACCTCGCTGCGACGGCCCAGGCTCGGATCGGTCTCGGCCGCCGGCAGGATCTCGACCCTCGCGATGAGACGCCACGGCTGGGGTACGAGTCCCAGAGACTCGACATCCTTGAGATCAGCGCTCTCCTCGACGATACGCCGGTCCTCACGGACCGAAGCTTCGATCGGCCGCTGATCGATGTCCTCCGCGAGGTCGCTGACATCGGCAACTTCGTGTTCGAGGTTCGGGCCGACGGCGACGAGACCGTAATCGAGTGGACCCAGCTCGGCCAGCGCGAGGTCAGTATCGACCCCGAGATCGCAGACTACAGCGTCGATCGCCAGACCGAGGACGTCGTCGAGAAGGCCGTGGTCTACGGCAGTGCTGCCCAGATCACCCGCCAGACCGTCGACGTCGCGATCGGGACGTGGGTTGATCTCCCCTTCCCCGACGCGAAGATCGTCGAGCGAAAGGAGACGATCTACGACGGCGATACCGAGTTCACTCGAGGCGAGGACTACCAGATCCGCTACGCGACTGAAGACGGCCAGCCGCGGATCAAGGCGCTGTCGGGTGGCGCGCTGTCCGATGGGCAGACGGTGTCGGTCGATGCCGAGGTCAAGCCTCGGGGCTCCTATACCGAGGGCGACGCCGGCGAGAACCCGAAGACGGTCATCGAGGATATCCCCGGACTCGCCTCGAAGCAGATGTGCGACCAGTACGCCCTCTACGCAGTCGAGCGGACCGGCGACGCGATCGTCGACGCGAGCGTAACGATCTCCAGCGAAGAGGTCGGTGCGTTGCTCGTCGACGCGATCGATATCGACCGGCTGCCCGGTGACGTCCCGTGGGAGGTCGACGATATCAGCTACGGCGACGGCGAGGTTTCGATCGAGTTGGGCAACGGGCCGTCGGCGGACGATTTTCTCCAGGGGCTCAGCGATCGGCTGCAGCGCAACAGCGAGCGGGTGTGACAGCTGTGGAACCGCCGGGGCGAGCTGGGGGACTGCGCAGAAGGGAAAATCAGTCGAATGTGATCTGCCAAGGCAACCACGTCTGGACATCAACCCATCCGACACCGTCAAAGTCGACTGGGACTTCACCCTTCCCTCCCTCTCCAGTGGTTAAGCGTTCGCCGGAGTCCCCCTCTGCGGGATAGATAGTCACTTCAAACTCCGTTCCAGGGCGGGGTAAGAGATGCGCAACATCTATCGAATCGAACTCAAACGGGCCAGCAACGACGGGCCCATCATCGGAGATGGTCTCCGGTATGCTGCCACTATCCGCTCGAGGGTGTCGGATTTCGACACTCCACTGCGCGCCGTTGCCGTCGGCATGAAGGACATAATCCCCACCCTCAAATAGCGTGGCAGACGCGCCGTCATACTCGCGGTCTATCTTGAGTTCGTAGGGGTCTCCTTCCTCAAGCGGGGACACTCGAAGACTGAAATCATCGCCCTCGTACCCCACGTCAAACACTGCCAGACCACTCCCGATTGAGATAGGGTCCTCCATAATAGAGCCGGACCCCAGCCATTTCCACGACTCAAGCGGCTTCTTTGCGGAGGTCCTGTCAGGTTGGCTTCCCCCATTTCCGTTCCCGTCGTCCGTTTGGGTGCCTGAACAGCCTGCAAGTACGGTTGAAAATGCAGCGCCGCTTCCAAGAAGAAGTCTCCGACGGTTCATATCTCCTCAATTGGATGGTTCGGTGATAATATTGTTGCCACTATTCGCCAATTTCGAGCGCGTCGACGGCTTCGGCGGGCCCGACGTCGTGATCGACGAGGCGGTCCGCTGCGAGCTGCCACGCTCTTCGCGAGAGTTCGGGATCGGCGCTCTCGTAGTTGACTGAGAACTCGGTCAGTGCGACTGCGACGAGGAGGTCATCGCGACGATCGTCCAGAGGCATCACTGCCGCTGGCCGCGGCTTCCCGGATAAAGGTCAGCACCCACCGTGAGCCAACGCAGGAATCCGCCAACGGGGGAGTTGGCGGTGGAGCGTCGTACCCACTTGGTGTGTCAATCGAGAGGGCTCGAGATCGGGATGTCAGTCGGGGTGCGGCTATTGACGTTGGGGCAGTCACCGATCTCGAGAGGCGAGGACCGTGTTTCAGAGTCGGATAGAGTCAGTCCTGCAACGGTTGACTCTCATTCCTCGCCAATCATGGGTTCCAACTGATATGATATGAACCTGTTGGTATTTTTATATCAGTAGAAATGGCAGTTAACAATATCTGAACCACCGAGGCAAGGCGAAGATGGGGCTGTCAGTCCTCAGTCTCGAGAAAACGCCGGCCAGAGGCCAGCGTCGGAGTCCCCCTCCCCCCTTAGTGGTGTGTCAAGGGGTGGGTCTGCGATCGGGGTGACAATATGGCGATTGACGTAGACCGATCCCAGCTGTGGCGAGAGGGCCTGGATGTCTCGGAATCGGATTCGGTCGGTACGGCGGAATCCGGTGGGTCTCTCGCCGGCCGGATCTTCGGAGCAGTATCGCATCAAGCTACTGGCCACACGAGTAGGGCTCCTGTCGGTCGTGTGTATGTAGCAGTGCCGTCCACCATCACGAACAGTTGCTCACCATGACCATCTGCCAATGGGTTTATGTTAATCGGCAGAGAACGCAGGCCCAGATAGCGAACCAGCAAACACTTGACGTTGTAGCACTTGTAACTAAACATGCCCAGGGATGCAGATACACGGACCGATCGAGGGGAACTTCGAGAGGTCTTGCTCGCGTTCATGGACAAATATCGCGGGCAACATGCAGCCCCTGGAAAACTGCGACTACACAAATTCGTCTTTTTCGGCGACCTCTACAGCCTCCACTGGTACGGAGGAAGACTCACTGACGCAGACTTCAAAGCCTACGATTACGGAGCCTTCTCCGAAGACATCCAAGAGCTGTTGGATGAGTTGGAGAGGTCCGGTGAAGTCCAGACGACGGAATCCCCCAGTGGACGGGGTAAACAGTATCACAACACGCGCTCGCCAAAGCTCAGTAGGGAGAAGCAAGAGATTGTCGACGAAGTCTGGCAAGAGCTCAAATCCCTAAGCGACGACGATCTGGGGCAGTTTTCAAAGGGGACATGGCTCTATGAAAACACCCCCTATGATGAGAGTATGGACTGGGAAGCCTACCGAGAGAAGGTAGGTACAGCGACACAGTGGAGAGAAGTCGTAGAGAGTATGAAGGAAAGGAATCCGGCCGACGACCCGGAGGATTCTGTAGCCGATCTCCTTAATTGATGGCAGGGCTGCTTGAGGATCCGTTGCCGATGGGGTATGATCAGGATTTTGAGTCAGACTTAAAGAAAATCCAGGAAGATGATCCGACCCTTGCCGAGCGGATTGCAGATTACTGTGAGGAAATCCGGAAGAAACCGTTTAAAGGCGAGATGAAGCAGTATGCTATGGATGGCCTCTATGGACTCCACGTTGACCCTTTTGTACTTCTATACGAACTTGATCCTCACCTAGCTCCCAATTCCGATCCATCAAATGTCGATGAAGTCTATTTTCACCGGGTTGTACACCATGATGATCAGCAAACTGCAGTAAAGAACGTCAACCGAGCAGATAGAACAACTTACGTGTCTATTCGGCTCGAGTACGACCCCATTCCAAATGTTCAGAGACGGGTTTCACAACTTCACGAAACCGACGAATTCAGATTTAAGGACTCTACATACGATTCCGATGGGATCTCTGTCACGGGTGAATTAGTAGACGATTCTCGCGGGCGGAACCGAGAAATTTTGGAGGTCATACTGCCAGAGGACGCGATTATCGAGTACGACCGAGAAGGATTCTCGGACTTTATATAATATCGCCCGTTCTCCAGGCATCAGTCATCTTCGAGTAGTTCGTCGCGGGCTGCCTTGAGTTTCTGGAATCGGCCAGAGGACCCGCCCGTATCGGGGTGGCCCTCGAGGTTTTTGAGTTGCGCCTTGAACGCTGCCGTGACGATCTCGTCGGGAGCGTGCGGTGCGACCTCGAGGATCTCGTAAGGCTCCTGGTCGAGTTCGTCCTCGCTGCTCGCGGCCGTCGTCGGTCCCCTGGGCGCTACTCACTCCCACCACCGCCCTTACACTGGATGGTCTGTTCGACGTAGCACTCGCCGTCGTACACGAGCCGGTAGAGGCCACGCGCCTGCTTCTCGATCCATCCAGCGTTCTCGAGCGCGTTCAGGGCGTCATTCACGCGCTGGCGCTCGAGACCGGTGATGTCCCGGATCCGGCGTGGATTGACCTGAAACTCGTCGCGAAAAACGTCGAGGACCTGTCGTTGCTGCTTCGACGGGTCGAACTTCTTGTTCGCCACGTTGAATCGTCTGTATCCTTGCATAGCGATCCCTACAAATGTACCTATCAGTGACCACGCTATTGTATCTTCGGGTGTCCAATCTATAGTCCGTTACAAAGTAACGCTTAATAGGTTGGCGAATAGACTATAGAGTAGGAAGCGCGGGGATGTCGGGGTCAGAAACCTGATCTCGGCCGGGTGTTAGAGCACCCGACCTGCGCTTCTGGGCTTACAGAAGCATATGAGCGTACAAGACCCAACGGATGAAACCGTTACGACTGACGAAGCACAGATCGACGACGTCGTCCTCGAGCGCCGCTCGTGGAACTACGGCTACATCGGCGAGGACGCTGACGGACGGCATCACCACGTGGATCGCAAGCGTGACCGCATCGTCGTCACGAAGACCCGCGCGGACCGCGACGACTCCGGTGCGGTGCCGGTGTTCTCCCTCGAGGGCCCGATCCTCCACTCCGAGGGGATCGTCCTGGCGTCGAACGGTGCCGGCGGCGACGACCTTCGGCGCTGGATCGCCTTCGTCGATCAGGAGATCGGCGACGAGGACGACGAGAGTGGCTGGGCCGAGCGTCCGGTCTCGGCGGCCGACGAAGCACAGGACGTCCTCGAGGAGGTGCTGTAAGATGGCGGTGACGGTCGCGACCAGCGCCGGCGAGCAGTTCGTCGACGCAACGACCGACGACGGAGAGATGGTCCTGATCGAAGAGGTCGACTCGGACGGCTTCGGGCGATGCGGGTGGACCGTTCTCGAGTTCAACGGGCGATCTGAGATGACGGTCGAACGTGACAAGGCCCAGAGCGCTCGCTCGGAGCAGCTGGACCGCAAGGGCGAGATCGAACTGCAGCGCCAGCACGAGGCCGCGGCGGTCGCTGGCCCCGAACTCCGGGCCGACGGGAGTGGCGAATCGGGCGATCAGACACAGGCAGCCGACTCCGACATGACCGACGACACCGACATCAAACCCGGCGACGTAGCGCTCGATCGAACGCAAGGCCGACCCGTTCACGTCCTCGAGGATACCGGCCAGACGGTCCTTCAGTGGTCCAACGAGAACGGCTACGACCTGCTCGACAACTACGGGAACAGTCGTTGCGGGGCGACTGCCGAGGACCGTGTCTTCGAAGTCGTCTACTGCAGCAGCATCCAGTCCGAGCCGTCGAAGACCTACGCGATGCCGGAGTCGCGTCTCGATCGCGTCGAGACCGAGAAGGCCGACAACGGTCGCCAGGTCTACGACCGGATCGTCGTCGACGTCCTCGACCAGCTGTTCCAACGCGCAGGTCGCGACGACGAACAGGCGGTCGCCGTCCTCGAGCAGTACGCGACCGATGCCGGGATCGACGCCGACGTCGTCGACGAAGCGCGTGAACTTGCCGAGGCTGCCCAGCTCGGAGGTGAGGCGTGATGTCCGAAGCCGCCGGTGCCGACGACGCCGACGCCGCCGGCGCCCTCGAGGGCGAGACCGTCGACGGGACTGTGCTGCCGCGATCGTTCCTCGTCGAGGGGAGCGGTCCGGTCACCGTCGTTCGCGACCAAGGCGATGTCGTCGAGCGTACCGAGGGCGAGGTGACGATCTCGCGTCGGCTCGAGACGCTCGAGGGCTTCGCGACGTTCTGGAACTTCCGCGATCTCAAGAACTGGAAGCGCAACGCGATCCGCGAGGTCCTCGAGGATCACGAGGACGACATCACCCGCTACGTGATCAGCGACGAGCAACTCGAACAGTGGGACGTCCAGGCCGACGGGCGGGCGCAAGCGTTCACCGGCGTCGCCGAGACGATCGTCGACGACGAGGTATCTGACGACTTCGAGGCACCGAGCCAGCACTTCCTCGCCTACGTCGACAACCCTGCTGATCGGGACGTCGACGAGATGACGCTCGATTTCGCGGGGACCTCAAGACATCGCCGCTCTGGGGCCCGGGCGCACGGCTCGCCGAGCTGGTCGTTCGACACGCTAATCGCGAGGACCTCGAGGGGCACACCGAGGCGCTGCTCGAGGAGATCAACCGATGAGCATCCAGACCGCGAATCTCGAGGCGGCTGCCGAGGCCGTCCCCGAACACCCGACGGTCTACGACGCCCGCCTCGTTGATCGGCGCGACCAGGACGGCCGGCGCGTCCTCGAGGTCGTGCTCGGGCCGCAGGTCGATCGCGTTCCGCCGGGCGTGCTGCGGGCGCTGGCCGAGGCCGACTGCGGGCTCGACACCGTCCAGTCCCAGGGCACGTTCCTCGTCGCGATCGCCGAGTAGAAGCAGCCCTCTTTTCGCCGCTATTCGATTCGGATCCCCCAGCCGCCGTCGGCTTGGATCGCCACGTACCCGAGCCCCGAATGCCGGAACGACGTCGTCCCCTCGTAGCTCCCGATCTCGTTGACTGCGATCGTCGGGAACTGCCCCTGCGGCGGGAGGACTTGGACGATGAAGTTCCGGCGGCCGTTGTGTGCTGCTCCGATCGTGTGCGTTCCGTCAAACTCGAGAGGGCCGAGGACCGTTGCCGAAGTACCCTGCTGCTCGAAGGGAAGCGAGTCACCGCTGCTCGGTCGTGGCTGTGTCAGCTCGAGTTCCCAGTCGCCGTCAGCCTCGATCGACATCTGGTAGGTGCCTCGCCCGACGAGTGCGGCCCGTGAGCCGTCGAACGCACCGATCTGGTTGACCATGATGTTCTCCATCCCCGTCTCGGGGACGAGTTTGACGATGAAGTTCCGGCTACCGGTGTGTTGTGCTTCGATGACCGTCAGCCCGCCGATGATACCGACGTTGGAGTAGACCTGATTCCCCGATCCCGACACCGATATCGGATCCGGTTCCTCGACATCGGGTTCGTCCGCGCTCGGCCCTGTACTGGTACCGTTCCCGTTGCCATTTTCCCCGTCGTCGCTCGTATCGCTCGAGCAACCAGCGATCGTCGTTGTGAGCGCCACACCGCTTCCGAGAAGGAGCTTCCGTCGGTTCATATCACCCTAATTGGATGGTTTGGTGATATGTGTTTCGGCGAGCGCTTTCGGAAATGATGCCCAGTAGTCCTTTTACACCCGTCGGTGAACCACACTGTTATGATTTCGAGAACGGACGTGTTCGAGGATTCGTGGCCCCCCACCGAACTCCCGAACCGAAACGACGAACTCGAGCATCTCTCCCGTCGGCTCGGCCCCACGACGCGTGGGTTAGAAGGCGACGACGTCCTGATCTACGGCGGGAGCGGTGTCGGGAAAACCGCCACGACGCGGCACTTCCTCAGCCGGAAGCTGCCGGACTACGCCGACGTCGCCTGGGCCCAGATCAGCTGCGGCGACAAGACGCGAAATATCCTCCTCAAAGAAGCGGCGGCAGAACACCCCGACGACGTCACCGTCCAACTGAACTGGCGGCCGTCCCGACTGAAGGCGGCCCTCGAGCGCGTCGTCGACGGCGAGCCGTACATCCTGGTCCTCGACGAGGCCGACTCGATCGCCGACCACGAGATCCTTGCCGACCTGGCGGATGTCGAGGGGGTCTCCGTGATCGTCATCGCCCACGACCGGACCGAGTGGCTCGGCCATCTCAACAACGCCGTCATCGGATCCTTCGGAATCGACTCAACGATACGGTTCAACCCCTACAGCACAGACGAACTCGTGGAGATCCTCGAGCCGCGGATCCGATTGGGGCTGGACTACGATGCGTTCAGCCGCGACCAACTCAAGCGGATCGCGAAGGAAACCGAGGGGGTCGCCCGCTACGGGATCAAGGCGGTGTGGGCCGCCGCGGAGATCGCCAAGGAGCGCGGCCACGACACGGTCACCGACGCCGACGTCGACGACTGTTTCGACCGCGCGATGGCGAAGATGCGCGAGTCGAATCTGGCGAGTCTCTCCTATACTCACCGGGCGCTCTACGAGCTGGTCCGCCGGCTCGGGCCGACCGTCTACAACTCGAAGTTGAAGAGTATCTGGCGGGCCCACCGCGAGGAGATCTACGCCGATCGCCACCGGGAGCCCGTGACGTGGCGGCACGCGCGTAACTATCTGGAGAAGCTCGAGAAATACGATCTGCTCGTGCGCAAGGGGAGAACGCAGAACCGCCGATGTGTGGTCACCGATCCCGACCTCGAGGCCACGGTCGATCTCGACTTCGTGTTTCTGGCGGCTTAATCAGCTGTCGCCGCTTTCGCTACCGCCTTCGGATTTCCCTCGAGGTCAACCCCTTCTCGCTCCGCCTTTTCTTCCATCGCTTCCCGGATCCAGTCAGCCAACGACATCCCCTGGCCAGCCGCGTGGGCACGGAGTTTGTTGTACTTCTCCTCTTCAACCCGTGCCGCGGCTTGCTTCTTATCGCTGCTCATACCGGAGGTGTACGAATGCATGATACATTAGTGTTATTGATATAGAGGTGCCTAGCACCTTTGCATTAGAGTTATGTAGGTGTAGCGTTATAGAATCACTCGTGACGACAGAGACTGAAGCGCCGGACGGCTCTAAGTGGACCACAATTACGGTCACGAAGGAGTTCCGAAATCGGCTCCGGTCCATGAAGCGAGGTCAAGAGTCGTATACAGAACTGCTCGAGCGGATGGCTGAGCAGTTCGATTCCGATGAGAACCAGTAGGCGGACGCATAGCTCGTCAACTAAATTGCAGTGAGCCGGGTGTCACCAGCGCCCGACTCGACGAAAGGTCAGAGGTACGCATGATCCACAACACGACGTTCGGATATCGTAATGCGGCGGCTACAGCGGCCAGCGCTGCTGGTAGCACGCGATTACCGCGTCGTGGCCTTTCGGAAATGAGGCAGGATACTTTTAGTGCGTATCGAGACCAACAGCAGAATCAACCACTCGCGGCCACCGCCGGAGCGCGCCAAGGTACCAACTTTCGCGCCCCGGCTGTCCGCGGGTCACGAACGAAGACCACGCCGGGAGGTCGATCGCTCCCGGCATCAGACGTGACCATGAACACGAACGAAGACCACGACGAAAACGCTAACGGATCGAACAGTACCAACACCCTTCCCGGAGTCGTCCGCGGTTCCCTCGAGCGCATCGAGGGCGGCGAGATCGACGAGACGGCCGCACTCGTTCGTCGCCTCGAGGTCGCCCAGCGCTTCGACGACGCCGAGGCCAAGGCCGACACGCCCGAGCTGCTCGAGGGTGGTCCGATGCAGGGCGCACACCGCTACTGCATCGAGGGCGACAGCGAGGAGGCGTGGCTCGCGAGCAACTATACTGTCCCCATCGGGTTCGACGGAGGTGACGGCCGATGACGCTCCGCGACCTCGAGGAGATCGACGTCACGCTCGAGCAGTCGTTGATGCGGAGCGGCGATGAGGAAGTCGTCCGATGGACTGCGACGGCCGACACCGACGACGAGGAAGCGAAGGTCGCCGCCGATTCGCCGGCCGAAGCGCTCCGGATGCTCGCCGACGAACTCGAAGACGACACGGCGGACGGTGAGTTGACGGATCACGAGGACATGATCGAGATCCTCGAAGCCGCTCCGGACGGGGCCGCCCTAGTCGCAGTCGACGATCTCACCGATCCGAACCCGCAACTTCATACGCGACTCTACGGCCCTGATTCCGAGGATAACGTGCTGCGTCGGTATGTCGCGCACATGACGGCGCGGTGTCTCGGTGAACACTACCCATACGAGTTCAAACACGGGGCGATCATCGCCTCTGGTGGTCAGTGGAGTCCCCCTGGAGCGGGGTACACGAACCCGGTGAGGGAGTTCGAGCGCCGGTTCGAGGACAACGGAGGCGATTCGGCATGATCGCCGGCCAGCTGGCGCTCCTCCAGGAGCCCGCCGCCGAGCCCCTCGAGAACCACCACGACCAGACTGGGCGCGCTCTGCAGGTCGAGGAGACCCAGACCTACCTCGACGAGGACCTCACGATCCAGTCGGGGCTGGTCGCCGGCGAGGTTCCGAAAGAGGACGAACGCGTCCTCCTGGACGGCCACGAGATCGAGACCGAGACGTGGACGGTCACCCGCCGCGTCGCCAGCGAGTGGGTCGCCGACGTCGACGGCGAGGGCTGGATCCTCGCCGAACGCACGCACACGAGTGACCTCGAACACGAACCCGACTGGCCGTTCAACGAGTTCTCGAAGCTGGCCGGCCCGGAGATCGCGCCGGTCCGGCTCAAGCCGTGGGAGTTCGTCCGCCGGCAGCGCGACGAGGGACGGACGTGGACGGTCGAGATGACCACCCACGAATCCAACCTCGACGATACCACGATCGAGTGGGGCAACGGCGCGCTCAAGTCGAAAGCGGTCAACTCCGACGTCGGCGTCGCACTGACGACGTTCTGGAACGACGTCCACGTCCGGCTGGTCATCTACTCGAGCGGGTACCTCGCCATCTGGGAGCCCGCCGAGATGAAGCCCGAGCTGCTCGGCCGGTTCATCCACGAGGAGATCGTCCCGATCGCGACGTTTGCCGACGACGTCGAAGTCGAAGAGGACGAAGAGGCCGAACAGCAGACGCTCGAGGACAGCGGGGCGGAAGCATGACCGCGCGCTACGAGGTCATCGGGAAGGTCGACCGCTCAGTCGCAGGATCGTTCACGGCCGATCCCGACCTGATCCTCGTCGACGACGGCGACGAGGAACTCCTGATCGCCGAACCGGCGAGTGATGACGATGAGTAGCTGCTCGACCTGCGGCGGCCGGGACTACCTCTGCCAGCAGTGCAAGATGGACGAACTTGAGAACCGTCTCGGCCTCCCGTCGGATCACTTCGACGCTGACGCCGGGATCGTCTGCTGGGTTCAGGACGTCGACGAAACCTGGCACGCCTCGATGTACTTCGAGGACACGCGTCACGTCGCGGCCTGTGGTGAGATCCTCGAGACGCCGGTCGCGGACGTTCGCGAGGATCCGCGCCGACTCGCCGAGGTCCACACCTGCGACGACTGCGAGGCCGCCCTCGAGGCCGACGACGAGGAGACCGTCCCCGACGGCGGCGAGTTCGAGCGTGCAAGCAAGCTGCTGGCCGACGGCGGCGAGGTCGACGTCTACCAGTGGGTCCTCGAGAACGTCCACGAGTATCCCGCCGGGACCGATCCCCGCTGGGGCTCTCGAGGCAACCTCGTCTACGAGGGACGGAAGCTCGACGGCGTCAGCAAAGAGGACGTCCAGAAGGCGATCGCCCGCGCGGTCGACAACGAGGACCTCATCTCGTGGCACGGGCTGCTGGCCCGCGCCGAGGTCGACCGACTTCGAGAGATTACTCGTGCCGAACATGAGGACCACGACATCACGCGGGGGATCCTCGTCGGGAAGTGCAACAAGCTGATCGCGAAGAAAAAGAAGGCCGACGGCACCGAGTCCGCGGCCGCGACCAACGGTGGTGAAGCGGCGTGACGGGCGGCTCGTACCGGATCGGCTGCGACGACTGCGGGGCCGAGATCCGCGCGTCGGCGGAGTACTGTCCCAACTGCGGCGAGCGCCAGTCGTGGTTCTCCGACGACGAGAACGAGGATGACACCGAGGGCAACCTCGAGGAAGTCTTCCGCCGCGAGACGATCACCGAGGCCGGCGACGGCGGCCTCCTGGTCGGTGAGCGCGAGTTCGTCGATCGCGTCGACGACGTCTGCTCCGAACTCGAGGCGCTCCGCGAGGGGGCCGACGATCCCCGAGTCAAGGAGGAGCTGCAGACCGCAGTCGGCGCCGTCTGGCGGGCGTCGGTCCTCCAGCGAGTCGCGGAGAACGACGATATCCGGATGGCCGCTGATACAGGACCCGAGGCGACGCCCGTCCGCGGGTCTGTGCCAACCGGTTTCACACGCGACGGAGGTGGGGAGGATGTCTGA